AACCCTAATTCTCTTGCTTTTGCACAGCGCAGAGCAGGGCAGTTGGTAACTAGCATTGATGATTTAACCCGTCAGGCTATCCGCAAGATTATTATTGATTCATTCAATGAGCAGATTGATGTTCGCCGCACAGCAGTTCGAATTAAAAACATAATTGGTCTCCATCCAAAGTGGGCTGATGCCGTTCGAAAGTTTGAGAATCGTGAACTAGACCGTTTAATTAAGGCTGGTATCAAAGAGGCTCGGGCTATCGAACGCGCCCAGAAATCTGCTACCGCTTATGCAGACCGCCTAAAGAGCGCTCGCGCTAAGACCATTGCTCGCACAGAGATTCAGATAGCCCAGAATGAAGGGCGCATGGAGGGCTATCACCAAGCCGATGAAGCGGGATACATTGACCCAGCGACTATGAAGATGTGGATTACAGCCCCAGATGAGCGCACCTGCGACATTTGTGCGCCCTTGAATGGAGAAGTTGTACCTTGGCTTGGAACCTTCTCTATCGGGCTGGAGAAGCCCATAGTCCACCCTAATTGCCGTTGCACCTTCGTAATCCTGCCTCCAGACCGAGGCACACGATGAAGGTAATCAAATTCGCGCCTGGGCTTATCCCAGTTTTCAAACACCAAGAGCATGACCAGTCTACCCACGGTTCTTGGGCTACGGGTCAAACAGGTGATGCCTCAACACGCGAGTTGTTACTTCAGCAAGCAAGCCAATATGAAACTTTTGAGGAGTTTAGCAACGCAGTAAGTTTACAAGGGTTAAGACCGAGGGCTTGGCATATAGCGGATGTAGGTTTTGAATTAGACCCAAACTTCAAACCAATGAGCAGGACTGGTGGAACCTCGGATGAGCCAGGACTATTTGTTGGCGACCCTGAAACTTGGCAAGATTACGCCGCTGGTCGCTCAACCGTCATTGAGTACGATGTCAGCAATTTATCTTTTACAGCAAAACCTTTAGCAGACACATCAGCAGATTTTTTCCCAGACCAATCTGGTAATCAGGGGTTTTTTATTAGACCCTCAGCATTTTCAAGATTAAGAGAAGTAAGGCGGATGCCTATTGAGGAAGCCTTGAGCAGAGCAAAGCGACAACAGGATGCGATGCCTAAATCTAAAGCGGAAGCAAAACAAATCTGGGAAGAATCTCGCTCGGTTAAAAAGCACCAAGACCATGACCAGTCCAGCCACGGTAATTGGGCTGAAGGTTCTCAAGGAACATCTACCGAATTATCCGCTAATGAAATAGCAGACATTATCTCTAACTCCACTACGGTTAATGAGATGTATCAAAAGGTTGCCGAGCGTTTAGGCAAGAGCATGAAGCCACAAGTAGCAGATTTATCAGAAGAAGAAACCAACTATTACCGTGGAGTTACAGATGTTGATGCTCAGGCTGAAAGTTTATTAAATGGAAAAATTCCTTTTGGACAATTTCACACTTGGGGTCAAGGCATCTATGTTTCATCTGAACCAACTTATGCAGAAACATACGGTGAACTTATCCGTTTGAAATTAGATAAAAGCGCTAAATTGGTTGAAGGCGAAATTGCTTGGAGCAAAGCGTTTAGCCTGTTTGATAAAGAATCATCTCTAGATATGCCAACAATTTTAGATAGAATTACTTCTGGAAAAATGGACAATTTCTCCGATTCTGACATTGCAAATGTCTATTGGGCGGCAAAAGGTTATGACGGTTTTTCAGTCTATGCAACAGGTAGGCAAGAGGTTGTTTTATTTAATTCGGATAAACTAACGGTTAATAGAGCAGATATTGGCTCAGCAGTTAAAAAGCACCAAGAACACGACCAGTCCACCCATGGCAACTGGGCTTTAAGTGAAAACTATCCAGATTTATTAACCCTAGGCACATTTGAAGAAGAATTTGAATATGACCCAGCGCTAATGGTTTATAGCGAGCGCTATGGAGTAGACAAAGACGGCAAAATTGTTGGAGTTGAGACCTTTGAGCATGACGGAATAGATTATTACTCTCAAGAGGGATACAAAAAAATAAATTCATATCTTCGTAATCCAAGAGGAGTTGAAGATGAATACAGCATTAAATTTCTTCAACAGCATATTGACGGGCTAGATTCTTTAATTGATAAGGCTCCAGATATGTTCGGAGATAAAACTTTGTTTAGAGTTGTAGATGATTTTGTTTTAGCAAAACTGACCCCAGGAGATACTCTCCGAGATAAAGGTTTTTTATCAACAACGCGCATAGACATAACAAAAGACACCGATACTAGAATGGCGCTTGATTTATATGAATCTCCTGATACGGTTGCTGTTATTCTTCCAAGTCCAAATAAAAGTGGCAAAGGAATTGCGGTAGACCTTTATCGAACCTCCGTCAATGATACGAGTTCAGTCTCGGATAGAGAGAAAGAAGTCCTATTACCTCGCAATACGGATTTGCTGTTTTTGGGGTACAGGAGAGGTATAGGCTCTGAGGATAAGGTTGCAGTCTTTCAAAGGGTGGACAAATGAGTAAATTCAGAACCGTTCTTGAGGATATTCAGATTATTCAAGCCGTTAAAAAACACGGTACCCATGACCAGAAAACCCACGGTAATTGGGCTTCAGGCAATTATGAAAATCTAAACGATTGGATTAAAGAAGAATTATCCGTTTTTAGTTCAGATGCCGACAGAGAAAAATATATTCAAGATACTATCAATAGCCAGCGTGTTAGCGGTTACGATAATACAAAATATAGCGGAGCAGTTGAAACATACGAAGGCAAAATTGGGTATGACATCAATGAGGCTTTAAGAGACCCACAAATCAGCGATGACGGGTATATGAATACCGTTTCAGAGTTAGATGAGGCTATAGATGCAATTGAGCCTATCTCGCAAGAGGTAATTGCATATCGGGGCGTAAAAGGCAACGGGTTAGATTTCTTTGAGACCAAAAAAGTTGGAGATACTTGGCAAGATAAAGGTTTTACCTCAACAACTATTGACCCTTACATCGCAAAACAATTTGGCGGAGTCTCTGGATATTACGAAGGCATTGTTTTCAAATATAAATTACCTGCTGGCACTAAAGGCATCTTCCCAAGTAATTTTACTGATAAATCAACAGAGCGAGATACAAGTGAGGCTGAATTCTTATTACCTCGCAACAGCAAATTTAAGATTGTTGCTCAGCGTGGCAAGGTTTGGGATGTAGAGTTAATCCCATGAGCCTAGAGAGATTCCAATACGATTCCAGCAAGGGGCTAACCCTTGTTATGGAAAAACACGGTACCCATGACCAAAAGACACATGGAAACTGGGCAACAGGTGGCACCATCTACACATCCATTATTGACCGCCTAGGAAAAAAAGATTTGACTGGATTCAGCCTAGATATTTCTAGCCGTAGTGAACCTACTAGCGGGTATATGGCTTCCAAGGCTGGCGCTGAAGAAACAGTTTCCTACGATAAGTTCTTCTCAAGCCGTGACGGTAGCCGAAAGATTCTTTTGGACTATATCGAAAAGAACGCGGATGCTCTAAGCGAGCGCGGAGCCTATTTTGGTATATGGGTTGTAAAAGACCAAGGAACCGTGTACCTTGATGTTTCTAGGCGTTACGATTCCAGAGGCGAGGCAGTTCGCGCTGGCTTTGCTAACAAACAAGAATCTGTGTACGACATTGATAAAAACGAATATATCTATATGAAAGATGAGGAAGATGACCGAACAAGAAAAGCCGTTGATGGTGGAAGTTCCAATCCCCGTCAATCAAATGACTCCAGAGCAGAAGCGAGCCTTCGCGGAGGAGATTCTCAACGCAATCGAAAAGAATCGCCCCATGTCTGCCTCGGAAGATACCAAGAAGTAGAAAAACACTTAGAGGGTCAGCATGACCAAGCCACACATGGCAGTTGGGCATCTGGTCGCTTTGGTGCAGATTCAGTAAAGTCAGCAAGAGACGGCGCTAAAGAATACGCCTTCAAAGCGGGAATCAAGCAAGATGATTCTATTGACTATCAAAAGACAGTTGCCAATCGTGCGCGAGCAGCGCGTATTGCTGATGCCTACGATGAGTTATTAACGGTAGATGAAAGAGCGTATAAGTCATACGAAGCCCTTGCTACAGAGGTCGAAGCGCAGTTTGAATACATGACAAAGACAATGGGCATAAAGGTTGAGTTCGTAGCCGATGACCCATATAAAACTTCCCGAGAGATGTTTGCCGATGCAAGCAAGGGAGTTCTCAAAGTATTAAGCACAGCCTCAACAGGCTCGCACCCATTCTTCAAAGATGAGCAAAATGACAAGTTCCGAGCAGTTCACGATTTCTTTGGACACGCCGCAACAGGTCGAGGATTTGGTCAAGACGGAGAAGAATCCGCTTGGGTTCACCATTCACAGATGTTTACAGAGACCGCCCGCGGAGCGCTTACAACAGAAACCCGCGGACAAAATTCTTGGTACAACACACGCGGTCAAGGATTTGCTGAGCAAAAAGTGGCTCTCTTGCCTAAAGAGTTCTGGCAAGTTCCAGAGACTTTTGAAAAACGATACAAAGTAATTAAATTCCAAGCGGGGCTAATTCCGATTCTTAAGCATCAAGAACACGACCAATCTACACATGGAAATTGGGCTACTGCTGGCTACACCGATGAAGAAAAAGCCCGCATTGCCGAATGGGAAAATCGTGGTTTTGCCCTGAAGGATTTAGATGCCCTCTTTGACCCAGTAAGCGAAGATGAGTTGCGCGAAATGCTTTTGAACGATGAAAAAACTTATCCTCTTGTAGAACAGGCTATCGCAAATTATGTTCAGGCTGAGATTAACGATTATGAAGCAAGAGAAGGAAAGTCTCCTACGCAAGCAATGATTGATGAGATGACCGATAGAGTCACAGAGGAAAGAATTAAGGCTTATATTGAAATTGAGCGGGATGACTATTCCGAAAAAATCAGAGAAGCAAATGGCACATCTATAAAAAACTTAAAGCCGTTTCTTGAAGAAGTATTCAATATGGAACACACATATACAGATAAATATGGTGTCGAGAGAACTATTGAGTCGAGAGTTACTAACGCAGGAAAAATGTCTGATGACTATGGCGACCTAGCCCGTGACGAGGCTAGAGAGATGTATGTAGAAGGATTTGTTTACGATGAAGATAAAAATGAAATAGGAAAATTTGAAAGAATCTTTTTCAAAGATAAAACAACGGGAGTTTGGGCGGTTGAACATAAATGGCTTGAAATGGCTGTTGGCTACAGAGGTGTAGGATTTGGAAAAGCCTTCATTCAACAGACTGAAGATTTCTTTACTCACAGAGGATTTGGCTACATAAAAGTTCTTGCTGGTCTTGAAGATGGCGCTCGCCATTGGGCTAACGCTGGCTATGACTTCAACCCTGACCATCTTGTTCAATCAGCAAAAAATATAAAAACCCGTTTTGATAGCGTAATTAGAAGCGCACCAGCAGACTTTTTTGCACAAAAAGATATTGACGAATTTAATTCTGTCTACGATAGGTTCGTTGATAAATCAACAGGCAAGGTAAGAGACATGAAAGAGCCAGACTTTCCGTTCCCTGCTGAGTTCACCATGATTGGTTATGATAGGCGCAAAGATTGGCAAGGTAATCCAACTTGGCTTGGTAAGGCGGGTCTCTATGGCTTTGCTGTTGAGTATGTCAAGCCTTTGACCGCTGAAGGTCGCAGTCTCCTATCTGGACCAATTGACCGTGATGGCGATGGCTTAGTTTATGACGGAACAGGGCGCGAGAAACCTGCTCCAGCCCCAGCGAATAACTAAAGGTGGTAAGATATAACTATGAGTAGAGATGCAAAGTTAAGAGAGATTCAAAAGGCATGGCGTGAGTGGTCTGCCGTTACTGAGTTCACTTCGGATACAGGTTCATCCGACCAAGATGAGATTGCGCTTACCGACAAGATTCAAACCATACTTAAAAAATCTAAATAAGGGTTAAAAATCAATCCGCTACTATGTACACATGGCGGATATTGCACCAAAACTCGTAGAACTAAGCGCTGATAAACTACGCGCTCTACACGAACGCCTTCACAAGTCTGAAGCCACGCCAGAGATATTAGAAGTCCACCATTTAGCAGTAAATGAGATGTTGCGCCGTGGCTTGGAAGCCCCAGCCAATGATGTGTGGGATGAGTTCGACATCCTCGTAGACACAATGAAAAACGCAAATCTTAAAGGTCTTGCTGGGTCTTTACCTGACGAGATGATTGAAGATGTTATTAAAACAACAGGCTCATCAATTGCCAATGTCCAACTTTTCTTAACTATTACTGGGTACGAAATGCGCCTTGAAGAAGTTATCAAAAAAGCACCTATCCATCAAGATGTAGAGAAGGCTGAGACATTTACTCCGCCGAAGGCAGTCCGTAGCGCCGCTCGCAGGTCACTTGATTGGATTGGCGAGGGCAAGGCGGGAAGTGGATTTACTGGAGTAGGTCGCGCTCGCGCTGACCAGTTGGCTTCAGGTGAGCAAGTAACTATGGAAACACTCAAGCGCATGAAATCTTTCTTCTCACGCCATGAAGTTGATAAAAATGCACTTGGATTTAGCCAAGGGGAAAAGGGCTATCCAAGCGCAGGTCGAGTTGCTTGGGATGCTTGGGGCGGAGATGCAGGATTCGCTTGGGCTGAATCGTTAGTCGCTGAAGATGAAAAGAAAATTGAAAAGCACAATCAGGGCAAGCATGACCAGAAAACCCATGGCTCATGGGCAGATGGGATTGCTGATGAAATCTTGGCTGGTGGACATCCAACAGTTGAAAAGGAAAATGTTTCTGCGTTCTTGATGAAGGCGGCAAAGCGCACAGACCATCCAGACCTTACTGAGTTGAGCATTGAAGGAACCTTGCTTTATGGCGATGAAGGTATGGGAATTGCCCGTAAAGATATGCCACAGATTCCTGGAAAAGAACGCGCTCGTTTTCTATCTGAGATTGAAAGTAAACAAGGAATTACGGCAGAAAAAGAAAAAGTAGACCCAACCACTCTTAAGCCTATCCAGAAAGAAATCTCGGCATCTCGCTCAGGCGCTATCTATGAGAAGTTCCGCGAAGATGGAAAGATTCCAAAGGATGAGCGCATCTTAATTTCTAGCGATGGTTTTGTTGTTGATGGTCACCACACATGGGGCGCGGCTGTTGCATTTGCCTTCGATAATCCTGGAACTGAGTTGCCCGTCTATCGTCTATCAGTAACAGCAAAAGAAGCAATGGATGTTTCGCTTGAATGGTCAAAGGCTAATGGATTTGAAAGCAAGGCTATTGATGCGCCAGCAAAGAAATCTCTTGCATGGCAGACAATTGAAAAACACGGTGAAGGCGACCAGAAACCTCACGGAGCATGGGCTAATGGTGGAGATAGCGCTATTCCTGCACTAGCGCCAGATAAAGAACCTCAAGCAAAGTGGTCTCCAGAGGCAGTTGCCGAAGCCAGAAAACTTCGTGAAAAAGCGCTTGCCGTAGAACCAAAAGTAACAGAGTTGATGAAAACAATTCAGGAGAATTCTGGCGGTGAATTTGTTCAATTAGACGAAAGAGTTAAATCAACAGATTCTTTGGCTCGCAAAATTGATGGCGATGCAGTCGTGGAATATGAAGGAGACAGAGCAATTGCCGCTCGAAATGTTTCTGATGCGGTTCGCTACACCCTCAAAGTGGGCGATGAGAATTATGCACAATCCCTTGATTCAACAATCAAGGCTCTTGAAGCATCTGGCTTCACCCTAAGAGTAAAGAACTTTTGGCAGTCTGGCGACCCTTACGATGGGGTCAATATCAAGGCTAAGAAAGACGGCATTGAGGTTGAAGTTCAGTTACATACACGCAGTTCATTTGCCCATAAAGAAGGCGAGGGCGGAACACACCCAATCTATAAGGCTTATCAGGTTGAGTTGAATGACCCAGTTCGTGAGAGTATGTGGAATCAGATGATTGATATTGCTAAGGGCGTTACCCGCCCAGCCAACTACGGAGCAATTTTGGCTACTGGAACTTTAGTTCTACAGCAGTTCCAAACGGCTCAAGAGGCTGGTTTGATTAAATCAACCCTAGTTGGTAATCTATCCTTTAATGGAGGAGGGGAGTAATGAGATATTTCGTAAAGATGGATTTAGATAAACCCTTCAACCTGTACCGATTTAATGTCATAGATGAACACCGTTGGTATCCAACCCAAGGCTGGACACCTACACGCCTAATTTCAGCCTACCTAGTTATGGGCGAAGGCGACTATGAGGAGATTACAGAATCTCTGGCTATGCAGTCATTCCCAGATGCTTTTGCAGCGCCAAAGAGCATTGGAGCCTACGAGGTTTCAAAGTCTGAAGATGCCAAGCGTTACACGCTAGGGGCTATGTATATCCCAGACCGCATTGATGCCCATGGTGAATGGACAGATTCAGATGAGTTGCAAAAGGCTGTTTGGGATTATGTAAAGAGCAATGACCGCCGTATCCGTCTACAGCATAACCGCGATGTAGTTGCTGGAGAATGGGTCGAAGTTATGTCTTTCCCATACGAACTTACTGTTCCAATTAAGAGCGTTGATGGTTTAGAAATGAACCATACTTACCCTGCAAATACCGTTTTCCTAGGAGTTATCTGGGAAGAATGGGCTTGGGATATGGTTAAGTCTGGAAAGATTCTTGGCTATTCAATCGGCGGTAAGGCTGAGCGCCTTTATGTTGATATGGAAGAAGTCGAAAAAGAAGATGGTCCAAGTGTCAATGATGTTCATGTTGATACCATAATGAATCCTAAGAAAAAGAAGCCTAAAGTCTTGGTAGATACTCCAGCCGTAGAAAAAGAAAAGCCTCTTGATATTGATGCTTTGACCAAAACAATCCTTGAGTCTATTAAGAAAGACATTCCCGCGCCCGCGCCCGTGGTAGTTGATAAGGCTCCAGCGGTTGATATGGAAGCAATGATGGTCAGACTTGCCGAGATATTTGCGGCTAATAAGCCGATTATCAATGTAACCTTGCCTGACGAGAAGCCTAAAAACCGAAAGATTGAACGCGATGAGTTCGGAAATATCTCTAGGATTATTGAGGAGGACTAATGGCTACGAGTTATCCAAACGGATTAGATAACTTTACCAATCCGACTTCAGAGGATAAATTAGATTCAGCAACCGTACCTCACTCGGCTCAGCATACAAATGCTAACGATGCCATTGAAGCAATTCAGGCAGAGTTGGGATTAAACCCTAAAGGGGCAAGTGAGTCGGTAGTCGCTCGTTTGACCACGATTGAAACAGATTTAGCCCAGACAATTATCGCTTCACAGGTTTTTGGATAGGATAGATAAATGGCAACTTATACAAAGGTACTTCTTTCAGGCTCCTCTTATGGTCAGCCAGTCACCGTTGTCGCCACGGCTTCAACAGGCACGACTATTCACTCAACAGGTACATCTGCTGTAATCATTGACGAGGTTTGGCTATATGCCAACAACACATCTACTTCACCAGTATTGCTCACCGTTCAATTCGGTGGCACTGGCGCGGTACAACACGCAAAGCCAATCACCCTTGCCCCACAATCAGGTGATGTACTAATCGTTGCTGGCTTGCCGTTAACAGGTAATGGCAGTGCTGGTTCGACTGTTGCAGCCTTTGCCGCAACTGCATCTGTAATCACGATTTCAGGTTATGTAAATAGGATTTCCTAATGAAGTGGCTTGTTGCTTATCTAGTAACTGTTTTGTTAATTTTAGTATGGAACCACGCAAGGTGCATAGATGGCTAATCCGTCACGCAGAGGTCAAGTCGCTGGTCCAGTAGCAGGTCAAATGCGCGGTGATGAAGATACACCTTTTGCTAATACTTCAATGATTTTGCCTTACGGCTTGCGACTTCGACAGACTATCAACGCTGGTACAACTTCGGTAACTATTCCTGCTGGCATTACTTTTGTTTACGCCATTGCAGTTGGCGGTGGCGGTGGTGGTTCTACTGGTGGTGGTGGTGGTGGTGGTGTCGCTTGGGGTTGGACTATTGCAACTTCAAGTTGCGTAGTCGGTGCAGGTGGTGCTGCTAGCAGCGCTGGCGGATATACCCGTTACGGAAATATAATTGCTGGTGGTGGTGGTACAACTGTTGGCGCTGGAACACTTGGTTCAGGTGGTGGTGGAACTCAAGTTGGTTCAACTAATTATTATGGAATACCTGGCGGTGCCGTTGGCACTGCTACAACAGCAGGTGGTTCAGGTTCAGGTGCTGGTGGTGGTGGAACAAGTGCAACCAACGGTGTTCCTTCACCTAACGGCGGTAACGGAATTTCTGGTGGTGGTGCTGCAGGTGGTTCTAGTGGTACAGGCGCTCTTACTAATACAGGTGGCAATGGTGGTAATGGTTTAGCAGGTGGCGGTGGTGGTAGAGGTACTGGTTCTAGCACTAATAACATCGGTGGCAACGGTGGCAATGGAATAAATATTTTAACAGGCGCAGTAACAACTGGCGGTACAGGAGTGACCTCTGGTTCAAGTGCAGTTGGCGGTGCAGGTGGCGGTGCAGGCATTGTGGGTAATGGGTCAAACGGTTCAGGAATAACTGGCGGTGTTGGTGGATTAGGTGGCGGTGCTGGTGGTGGTGGAACTAACGGCGGTGCAGGCGGCAACGGTATTCTTTATCTTTTTTACTAGGAGAACATTATGAGCAATCCAAACCGCAAAGGACAAGCAGGCAATCCAGTATCTACTGGTATGCAAAGTGCTACATATACTCCATTTGTAAACACACATTTTAATCTGCCGCACGGATTATATTTAAGACAAACAATCCTTGCAGGTACAACTTCGGTAACCATCCCAACAGGTGTGACTTTTGTTTATGCTATTGCAGTGGGTTCAGGCGGCGCAGGTGGTACATCAGGAAGCGGTGCAGGCGGAGTTGCTTGGGGCTGGACCTTAGCAACTTCTAGTTGCGTTGTAGGTGCAAGCACTAATAGTTCATCAGGAAATTTTACACGGTACGGAAATATAATTGCAGTCGGTGGTGGACATATTTCTACTACAC